GGACTTTAAGAAGTTGCAGTGGTGCTGTAGGTAACGCTTACAGTGTCGCCTGCGGTGGTGACTTTGGCGGTGGCAAATGCGCCTGCGCTATACAGAGTACCTGCGGTGCTGCTTTGAGTACTGACAGCGCCAGCGCCGGTCACCAAGAAGCAGCCACCCACCGTGCCGCCCGCACCAGTGATGGTGTAGGTGATAGCCGCAGCAGCGCAAGTAGTCACATTCGACGGCGTGGTTCCAGTCGATGTAGAAGCAGTAAATACAGCCGTGCCGCGAACAGCAGAACCACCAACGGTGTAGTTGATGAACTCAGTCCATCCGCCATGAGAGGTCATGGTGTCAGCGGCGGCAAAGGTCGGGCTAGCACCAGAAATCAGGCCCAGAAACGGGCCAACAGTGGTGTAGGTGCCAGAAGTGCGAAGCAACGTATCAAGCATCAATTGCTTGCCGCCTTCGTTGACCAGATTGGGAAACTCGTCTTCCCATTTGATGTTGCCGTCAGCATCTCGGCAGACCACATGGTAGTGGCCTTCAATGCCAACGGACTCGTTGCCCGTGACGTTGGATTGCATGGTAACTTTTGCGTGATCGCCAAAATTTGAAAATTCTTTGGACATAATTGCTCCTTAATTGATGCGAATGATTGCGGAGTTACTGCTTGCAGCAGGAAACTGCACTTGAAATGTGGAGGTGGATGTTTTGTCAGATCCAAAATCTAAAACACAAACAGCACCGTTATCGCCTGCTTTGTAAATCAAAGCACCACGGGCCGTGATGGCTGCGTTCCAAGATACATTGTTAAAAGAAATGTAAGACACATCGTTGCTGGATGTGGGCGTTATAGATACTGTCAAAGGCTGGGCAGCATACCCAGAGGCCACAACTTCATTTTCAGATGTATACGCAGTTGTGTTTTCGTTTAAATTTGCATTTGCAGTATACAAAGCAATGTAAAACGTGTCTGAGGTGAAATTAAATCCACCATTAAGCAACTGCGTTTTAAACGTGTTTGTGGCTGTTTGGACTATTGCCATTTAAATCACCGGATTCCTGACTTGGCCATCTCGATAAGCATCCATACGCTGCTTACCATCACCCAGATTTTTAAGCAAAGCCATAGCCTGTGTGTACTGCTGTTGATACAGTTGCACCAAGTCTGGATCACCCTTCATGTACCTAATTGCTTCCATCATGGTGCCATTGAACAAAGCAGTTTCAAAGTTGTCGCCAAGCCAAGTGGTTCCTGTTGCATTAAAAACACTGTTTACTGTAAGAACAAACCCGCTTCCAGAGTTTCCCAAGTTGGAATTGCTTGCGCTAAGTGAATTGTTTGCAGCATAAAAACAACCACTCTTTGAAATAGTAACTGATGTGACGGCGTTGCCAGAAACAATAATATTAGCCGTTGCCGACGAACCACTGCCCCCAGTTAGGGGAACATCAAAATATGTCCCATTTGCGTATCCAGATCCGCCAGAAGAAATTGTTACTTGATTAATAGCTGCCTGAACAATTGATTCTGGCAAATAATAAAAATGCAGTTCTACGCCATATGCCTGATCTGGCGTTGGTCCCAAAATAAACGACAACTCATTTAGGCTGCCGTATGTAGGGCCAAAAATTGCATAGTGCTTTGGCAACCCTCTTGAACTAACAGATGAGGTTCCGGGATTTGGATATGCTTCTCGAATAAAGTTTACATCTTTATTAAACAAATACAAATACTCTCCATTGGCCTTAATAACAGCCAATGAATATACCGACAAAAAATCATTTGGCGCAGAAAGATACGGGTTGCCAATAGAAAGATTACCAGTCATATTTTTTCTAAGACTGGCAAGCTGGACTGTGTTGTAAATGTTTTGCTCTGCGATACGAATCATCGCATTCATATCTACCGTGGAAAAAGTGTTCTCACAGTAATCTTGAACAGCGGTGACAAGTTCAGAGTAATTCATTTAAGCCTCATGCCATAGGACCGCGAGACATTGTGCCTTTTGTAGCGCAACCCGTTCCACGCATTTTAATGCCTGTAGTCTTTGGCTCAGGGTATGCATCCCGTGTCAAATTTCCGACAGACATTTTGACATTGTTTGGAGTAGCAGGTACACCACCTTGGTAACCAGCGTTCTTTAGATCAACACCAGTTTTTCCGGTCATGTCATGCGGCTGTGCGTACACAGATGCTGGGCCAACTTCTTTGCCCATTTTTTTCATACTGTATGCCATGATTAAATTCCGGTTTTGCGAACACTGCGAACAGTCTTCTTCTGGTTTGCTACTTTCGCCAAGCCGCGGCCCAGTTCACGCATCTGCATGTTGGTCTTGCCACCTTTGGCAAACTTGGTCATAGGCTTTCCGGGGTGCATGTTAGCTTCATGCTTGTGAACTGCTTTCTTTGCATCCATGATTAACTCCTTACGTTGTTGCGATTGTCACCGTACCAATCTGTACGGTCAATACCAAATAATTTGGTGTTAGTCCTGCATCGTCTGCACTAGCTCCACCAACCGGGTTCCATCCCCATTGAATGACTCGAGATCCATCTGTTGTAAAACCGTTATTGTTAACGCCAGCCTGTAAATAAGTAGTATCTCGACGAGGATTCCTAACAGCCTGTGGGTCATCCACAGGATACATACCTAGCTGCAGTTGAGGATGATCCGGTGACCAACACTCAGGGCAAACCTTATCATTGATACGCTTTGTCTTAACAATCTGCGTTGTCAATTTTTTCAACTTGAACTGGAACCCACAGATATCGCACATGGCGATACTGTGTTTGCCAGAAGCAAATCGATTAGACATTACGTGTACCCACCACCAATATATGCCTGTCTAGGAACAAACCTAACAGCAGCTTTCTCACGATCTTCACCGGCCGCTAGATTGAACTGCTCATCATATACAGCCTTCAGCATGTCAATTCTTGGCATCAACTCCGGAACCTTCATGGCAATGTGATAAGCCAATCCGGCCGCGCAGGCAGGTAGAAATCTAAAGTTCATGTCGCCAGTTTGAACGCCGCTACCAGCATCTTGCACACGGCGCATCCGCCAGTATGCAAATGTGTACGTTTGAGATCCATCAGGAACTGGCCAAACAGTAACGCATGGTAGATTGGGATTGTAAACAGTAGCGCCATTAGTATGGCTAGTAGCAGCAGTTCCATTTTGCCCCCTAAATACACCACCAAGCGTGTTACCAGTGATATAGCCGTAATAGATGTCCTCGCTATCAATGCGAATAAATCCACTAGAAGGGATGCTGTCTACAGAACTCAAAACAATCGTTGTTGTTGTTGCGTTAATTGTTCCATTCAACGTGGCATTTGCTGGAGCTACTTCTCCCGAAAGCCTTTGAACCCAAACCTGAATAGGACGAGCCTGCTGAATTTTGTTTGGAATCGTGGCGTAAGTAGAAACACTAATACGAGTGATCGTTAGATCTGCTTGGGTAGATGCTGTGTTTCCACCAGTGCGGATCACATGCTCCATCAGATCAATTGTGTCCAACGGCAAAGCATACGTACTTAGACCTTGAGTCAGGTTAAATGCACCCTGATCAATAGTCCACATGTTGATGCCGCGGTTTTGCCACTCAATGGTCATCAGGTTCATTGACCTACGCGCTGTACGCAAGTCATAACCAGTCCGCATCTCACGGCCAGCCCGCTCCCAAGCCTCCTCGGCAATCTCCGTGAAGTCTAGATTAAAGAGCGTTGAGCCGGTTGTTGTGGCCATTACTTGCTCCTTGCAGCCCGCATGTTATCAACCAAATTAGGATAGGGACGCCCAGCCCGCTTGGCACTTGCTTTCGCTTTGGCTTTATTGGCAGGGCTAAGTTTCTTGGGTTTTCCTAAATCTTTCGGCCGATCTTTGTCCCAAACTTCTCCACCCTCTGCATACTGCAAAAAAGATGTATCGTCCTTACGCTGTTTGCGTACTGGCTTTGGCATCTTGGATGGACTAATAGCACCCATACCACGACTAGCCATCATGGTTACACCATTTTGCCGCGTGTCTTACCACGCTTAGCGCAGCCATCAGCAGCACGTACATACCCGCCGTTGGCATAACCACCAGATGATTTACCCATAGACTTTGGCATCTCCGTATCTGTCAAAGACTGGTTATAGGCATCCTCTAGTTTGGGTGCCATTTTTTCATCTTCCATTTCTTGAATCATCCGCATCTGCTCAATCGTAGGAGGAATCTTTTTACCACGGCCAGCACCAGCCGTGCTGTTCATTTTCATGCCCAGCTTTTTTTCAACTTCTTCTGTGATGTTTGGATTCATGATTGCACCTTAATAAATTTTGCACTTTGTTTTGCCACGCACAGCAATACCATCAGCACGTTTAGATGCCGATGTATCGCCACCAGAACTCATCTTAGTGCCTTTAGCTTTTACTGCACCACCTTTTGCAAATCGAGTGGTATTAAAACCGCGGCCACGTTTTTTCAAATCTTCTTGTTGGCGGCGATATGCTTCTATATCGCCTGCCTTCATACCAGTGGCAGTGCCACGACCACCTTTAATAGTACTTGGTCGAGTTTTAGTTCTATGGTAAACCATAGCACTTTGATCTGTTTGATCTTTATAAGGAATACCGCTATCTGCTAAAGCATGAGCTTTTCTTACCATGCGGTTATATTCTTGTTCACGCTCTATGTCTTCTGCTGTTGCGCCGCCTACACCGCTACTACGGCCAGCACCTGCCGGATTATTAAAAGGAACGCCAGTCCTTCGAGAAACATCGACACTAATATTAGGGCCAACATCTTGACCGGGGTTAAAAACATTTTCCTCATCATAGCTAGACCTGCGCGGGGCAGCGGCTGCAGGAGCAGCAGCAGGAACAGCAGCAGCCATAGACCGACTTTGTGATGCACTTCCGCTACCAGTGCTAGCACCTACAACTGGTTGTGGTTTAATAGCCGGTCCAGACTGACCAGCCAGTTCACCAGCAGAAACGTTAGCGCCTTCTCTTTCTGCCGCTGCTCTCATGGCATTAGTAATTCGAGAGCCAGCCGTCAATTCAGGCGCTGCTACTGTTGCTGCTTGTGATTGTGCAGCAGGTGCTTCAGCTGCCGCTGCAGCTGCAGCTTCTCGACGCGCATCTGCACTCCTAGTGCCCCTATCTTCTACGATAACAGCATTAGGGTCATGCTTAGATTTTCGGTCTTTACCGAACTTGTACCCAAGAGCGCCAATAGCAGCAAGCGCCGCAAGATTACGCATTCCTCTAGCCATGATGAAGTCCTTTAATAAAGGATGGTTTGTTAGCAGCTGCCGCCACTCTTCATGCCAGTCATTTTAACTTGCATGGCTTTGGTTTTGCCTTTTTTAACAATGCCATCGGCTTGCTTGTGACCAGCAGCCAAACCACCTGCAGCATAACCTTTAGTCTTGCCGCCATGTTTCATGTTAGCTTCAGCCATCTCATGTTTGATCATGGACTTAGGAGCGCCTTTTTTCTTCATAAAGGCAATCTCTTTACCCATCATCTTCTTAGACTCTTTCATTTCACCACCTCCAGAAAATTTGCGGCCCTTGTCGGCCTGAGTAAACTCTTTGGCGACCTTTACAGGAACGCCGACCTTCTTGGCAAATGCAGGGTTATGGGCCGCTGCATCCATCAAACGCTTTTGTTCGGGACTAACCGAGGGCACTTCTTTGCTCTTTCATGAAGTCATCAATCTTCTTCTCAAGCCGATCCAGTCGATCCAAGACGCGATTGATGTCGGTATGCACCTCTGACTTGGTGACATACTCCTTCGCAATCTCCTCTCGGGTGCGGTTGAGAAGAATTTGAATTCGCTTGACCTCGTCCGTTGATGTCTTGACCCAGAACAGAATTAGGGCAGAGATTAT